AGCCCGGTCAGGAGGGCAAAAACGTGATGGCGTCCATCGTGGGCCGCAAGAACGACAACGTGATCTGGCTGTGTGACGAGCTTCCGTTCATGGACATCGGCGTTCTGTCCGCCCGCGTGAACCTGAACACGAACCCGTTCTCGCAGTTCATCGGACTCGGCAACGCGCCGGAGGAGGGCGACCCGATGTATATTGATGCGATGCCGTTTGGCGAGAAATACCCGGATGGATGGCGATCCGTGGACAAGGACACGGAGGAAAGCTGGCCCACCGAATCCGGCCTGTGCCTGTATTTCAACGGGGCGAAGTCCCCGAACTTCAAAGTCGAAGGAAAGACGCCGTTCCCGAAGTTGATGAATGAGAACTTCCGAAAGGAGATTCTGGCGGATGCAAGGGGCGAAGACACCCCGATGTATTGGAAGCAGTTCTACGGGTTTCCGCCCTCCGTGGATGTTTCCGACAAGATTCTCTCCGTGAAGCTCATGGAAAACTGCGGTGCCTTTCAGAGAATCATCTGGCAGGATAACGAGCAGAAAACCTACGCCGGACTTGACCTTGGCTTTCGTGCGGGTGGCGATCCCTGTGTCATCGTATTCGGTAAGCTGGGCAGCGGGAAGCATGAGGACGACATAGACGGCAAATACAAGAAGATGCTCGGCTGCGAGCGGGATGCCTTCGCGCTGGTGCCCAAGCAGGGTTCCAGCGAGGCTTTCGAGGTTCAAATCGCGCTCATGGTCGTTGTGGAGTGCAGGAAACGGCAATGCCACGAACTGGCGCTGGATGTGACTGGTGACGGCGGGATACTCCTTCAACACATCGAGCGCGAGGCGCGTAATCAGAACTACACGCTCAATGTTTTGGCCGTGTCATTCAGCGGTATCGCAGAAAATCGCATCGTGATACCGGGCGAAAAGCGCAAGGCGCGGGAAATGTTCGCCAGCATGGTTTGTCAGCTTTGGGGCACCGCCCGCCTCGCCGTCATCAACAAGGCGGTCGGCGGGATGTTCGGGCAGAGCAACATCGCCAAGCAGCTTTGTGCCCGGAAAATGGGAACGGACGAGAAGAAGCGAATGACGATTGAGAAAAAAGCGGACATGAAGCAGCGCATCCGCCGCTCCCCCGATCACGCCGATGCTTTCACGCTTCTCTGTCACTTGGTCAATCGAAACGGGCTGGCTGGCTACTCGCCGCCCATGCCTGCGAAGCCGTTCAACCCCGAAGAATGCCTGAAAAACCAGACGCAATCTGGCAAATACGGGACGCCGCAACGGAGCGTTTATGGCGGGCGATGATCGAAAACAGGGGGATGACAAATTATTTCTCCCTCCCCTATTGACATCGCGGGGCGTATATGCGTGAATACGTGAATGAGCAAACATTTGCCGCTAGATAATTACTTGTCTGATGATTCCATCGCGCTGCTAAAAGAGCTTTCCAAATCATTCATCACCGAAGCGGTTGTCATGGCAAGAACGGATATGGCCGAGGAGATTGCAACGGACCTGGATGAGTATTCGAGTTTGTCGTTCGACAAGGACGGTATCGGTTTCTGTATTTCTGGATACAATTCACGGATAGAACGATCTATTAGCTTCGAGGAATGGATAAAGGTATACGACGATGTCCATGAACGGAAGCTCGTCACACAGCCAGATCACGTTGTCGTTCTTGCGGCCCACGATGGACGCCATCACGTTTTTGCCCTCCTGACCGGGCTTGATGTTGATGCACTTGATCACGTCGCGGAAATCGCGCTCCTTCACGCCCTCGTCGTCGCGCACTTCCTCATCCAAAGTGATCAAGTGAAGTGAATCAATTCGCTTCCCGATTTTATATTTATCAGCCTTGTGCAAGTCTTTGACAGCGCCCCATGTTCTCGATTCGCCAGCTTCCGCAGAGGTGGTGGACAGGAACACAGAGGTATTGAACGGGCGCGCTTTCCACATGGTATAACCGTAGGCGGCGGACACCTGGGTTTTGCCGCTCGATCCGCATCCTAGAAACGTGAGCCGTTTTCCCCAGCAAAATCCCTTTGCCATGCGGAAAAGCCAGCTATTGAGAACGCCGTCATTCTCGAATACGATGGTTTCCGGCCACTGCAACTGCCAGCACAGCACAAGAAACTCCCATTTCAGCGGGTGCTTGTGTGGCAGCGATCCGAAGGTGGACAGGATGATCTCGTAAGGTTTGGCTGCGCGCCCCTCTTTCTGCTTAATCTTTGGGGCGAGAGCTTCCCATTGCTTCTGGTAGAGCAATTCAGCGGCGGCAGAGGGCGTCCAGAGCGTTGTGATACAGGGCAACGGCTGATACTCATCCTCGACAGGCTCATCAGGCGCTTCGTTCTGCTCGCGTCCTTCAACTGCGCGGGGCGCAGGGGCGTCCTTTGGGGCGCAGCGGGGCGTAGGGGCGTCGGTCGCCGGGCGTGCTGCTTCCCTTGCGGCCAGTCTTGCCGCCTTCTTTGCATCGGCGGCTTTGATCTTGCGATTCTTTTTCTTCCTTTCGCGCCCGGCTTTTCGGCACGCCAATTTCCGCTCTTTTATCCTTTGCTTCTCAGCAAGCCACTGAACGCTGCCCGGCCTGAAAATGGACTTCATGCAACTGCGCCATGCTTTTTCCTGTAAAGCGCGTGGGCCATCGTTAGCCGGTGCATCCCGCTTGGATTGATGCCGAGTCGAATGGCTTCCTGTCCCATGCCTTCCGCGCCCATTGCGAGAATGGCCTTGAACTCAGCGGTGGATGTTACCAATCCCGTTCCGTCCTTCTTTTTTGGCGATACGATAGCTTTTGGTGTGGGAGCAGGAGCAGGAATAGGCGCGGCAACTGGCGCAGGCACGGGCGCGGTAGCAACTGGAGGCGGGGCGGGCGCAGGCTGCGCTGCTTTCGACATTCCGACGAAGCTGGATGCCCAAGCCACGGAGAACGACCCCGGTGTGAACGGAGCAAACCACGCGCCTTTGATACTGTTGAGAAGTTCGATCCAGTTGGCAGGCTCGTAGTGGTCAGATAGTTGAGTCACCTTGATATTCTGGCAAGGCTTACTATCAATGAAGCCGTTGAATATACGGGAGTAGGCGGCGTCCTGATCTTCCTTGGACAGCCGCTTATAGGCGGACTTCACGCTTTCTGCCTTGTCGAGGATCGCGGCGTCGAGCTTGAGCTTGTAGTTTTTCGCACCCTCGAAGTCGAGACGACCCGCGCAATCTTTCATCGCGCCTTCAATGTCACGAATGGCAATGTCGTGCTCACGGGATGCTGTGGCGGTGTCAATGAGGACGGTTGGGCTGAACAAGAGCCAGACGCCTTCGGTGCCGAGTTTCTTGATTTCAGACGAGGCGACGGGAAGCGCGGTAACGTCTGCTTGATTTTGTAGTAACAGGATGATATTTCGCATAGGCGTTGAAAATGTGCGCGGCGAAAAATAAATGCAAATTGTTATTGCGGTGCATTGAATGAATGTGTTATTGAATAAATAAGTGAGCAGCAAACTACCAGCGTATTCTGAGAAGCCCATGCCAGATGCCGCGCCGATTACTTCTTTCGGCGAGATAATCAATGCGCGTGAAGCAATTCGGAATTGCCAGCCGGGGTTTTCGTTCACGGTGGATACTGGCAATCATCGCCAGCGCATCATCGGGTTCGCGCATCGCTTAGGAATTGAGGTTCTCACGAAGAAAAACGACGCGGGTAGGTATGACATTTGGAGGATGTGAGCACCTACCAAACTGATTCCGAGTTCGCCAAGCTCTTGGACGATTACATCGCACTTCCTGAGCGTCGCTACGTGCTGGAAATTGGCTCGATGGTTGGCGACACGCTTCGCCAGTGGTTTGAGCACGGAGACGAAGGAATGACGTTGGTGAGCGTGGACAAGATTGTGCCGCTGCCAGACCCGCGACATCATCTACAAAACGCCGCACACGCGGAATGGATGACATGGAGCCAGCGCGTGTTTGTGATTGACGGTTACTCGCAAGATGCGGTGGTCATTGAAAAGGTGAAGGCGGTAGTGCCGTATCTCGACTTCCTCTTTATAGACGGGGGCCACGACTACGCCACGGTGAAGGCGGATTACGAGAACTATGCGCCGCTCGTTCGTCCCGGAGGGCTGATTGCTTTCCACGACATCCAGCGCATTGAGGATGTGAAACGGTTCTGGCATGAAATACGTGGCGAGCATTTCGCGGAATACTGCGATGAAGGCGGGATGGGCATTGGCAGTATCACGAAGCAAGCATCCAAGCCGATTCTAAACATCATCACCGCTTACTCGCGCTCTGGAAACTTGTGCTTGCTAGAGAAATCGCTGGCGAGAGGGCGCGAGTTTTTCGACTTACGCTGGCATATCGTAGTGGACGGCGGAAAAATACAGACTGCTTCTCCATACGATTTTATCGTGTGCCCAAAAGAGAAATGCGGCATCGCGGGATCGGGGCAACTCAACCTCGCGCTGGACGGAATCGCGGACGGATGGGTGGTTGTCCTTGACGATGACAACCTAACCCATCCGAGTTTCTTTTCAGAGCTATACCGTCAAATCGCAATCAATCCCGACAAACTCGCGTTCGCGTTCGCGCAAGAAACCTCTGGCGGCGTTCGTCGAGTAGGGCCGGATACGATGAAAGAGTGCATGATCGATCAGGCGCAATTCGTGATTCATCGCTCGCTCATTGGCGAAGAACGCTACGTCCATCGCTACACCAAGGATGGTGAGTTTGCTGAACGGCTTTACAACAAGCATCCGACTCGATGGGGATTCAGCAACAACGTCTGCACCTATTACAACAAGCTCCGCCATGTCCGCCAGTTCGCCGAATATCATGCCCTCAGCGCACGCCGCCCACAGCCCTGAAATGAAGAGGACGCCGATAATCAGTTGTTCAAGGAAGTTCATTTCTTCCTCCCTCCGCACGAAGAACAGCCGCCAGTGCTCCTGCGCATCGGCGGTGCGTGAAAGAACGAGTTGCCAGTGCAAACGAAGCGCGGGAATTGTTCGCAGGCGATTTCATCCAGTTCATCCTCAGTCGGCACCGCGAGTCCGTTCGCGGCGCAATACGTTTGCACCTTTGATACCCACTGGCTGAATGGTTCGTGCGCGGTGCGCCACTCTACCATGTGCTTGTTCCCTGATCGCCATTGAACGGGCGTTGAGGGAACATTGGATCTGTTTTTGATGCGCGGCATGGCTATCTGGATGACCAGCTTCCAAGATTGTGGGCGTCGTGGAATATCAACGTCTCGGGATATTTCTGCTCACAATATATGTAACGCTGGTTTAGTAATGCGGTCGTGTAATCGCAATTCTCGATAATTGCAAGCCCGGTTCTGTGCCCATTGATCGCGTGATTCGACGATGTAACCTGTCCCGGCGTCCACAGCGCAGCGATGATGCCGATCATGCGCCCGTTCTTGGCAGATGCCATAAAGGTGTTATCAATAATTGGCACGGCTCGATGGAGTGCCACATCCTTGCGAAATGGCGAGCGCATCCCCGCCACGAAATCAAACTTGTCCCAAATCGGCAGCGAATCGAATGGGTTCACCGGCTCCGCATCGGCATCCACGTAAATGCCCCCGTGCTCCTGAAGCAGCAGCACACGCAGGCGGTCGGTGATGAAAGCGGTGCGCTCGCCTTTCGACAGCATATACTTCACGAATGGATCGCGCCCGTAAGTTTCCAGAGATCGGAAGAGCACACGTCTGAACTCCAGTCAC